AAGGAATATCTTCATCGGTTATAAATGTAGTTTTATCTCCAGATTTAACTCTAATAACTCTATTAAGGGAGGGAACATATTTAGCTATTTCTACATATTTCCAAGAAGATAAAAACTTATTTGATCTTTCACAAATTTTCATATAATTTTGACCCTACAATCATCATGTTTTATATTTAGAATAGATATTTTTGGATAACAAAAATTATCTGAGTGAGTCCTATAATAGACTGACTCTTCTATTATATCTTCTAGATTGGAAAAAAGATATATTCTTTTAGATATTCTTTCTTCTATGTTATTGTCTTGTCCATTTATCATTTATAAGTCCGCTATCATCTATGTATGTATGTAACTTAGAGGCTATATTGTCCGCTACATGAACTATATAATCCATGTAAGTAATTGGATAAGTTTCTGGAATAGGAGACCACGGCCCAAGATGACATCTCACTAATCTCAAAATAGATTGTATTGTTTCTTCTTGCATAAACAAAGACGAAGAGTGCGCATCGTTTGCATATTTTTTATCGTGGCTTATTACATTGGATACAAATTTATTTACTGTGTACGGATGCATCGGGTCATACTGAAAGGTGTCATCAGAGTGATTCACCCCTTTAGTTATATCGTGTAAAAGACATGCTGCCAGTATGACGTCTCGCTCCTCTTGGGAGACACTATACGAATCACACATAGTATCAGCTATTCTTGTAACTCTTTTTGTATGCAGTACATTACCGCCGTGCCCGTGCTCATCCGGTGGGTGATATTTTCCAGAAAAACTTGATGGAACTATCCAAAAATCAGATGCCTGCAGTAATACGGATCTAACGAAAGACTTAATTACTTCATCTGAAATAAGATTTATTTCACCTAAAAGAGCGTCTAGGTAATCGTCTTCTTGTTGCGTGTATACACTTTTATCCTCTTCGAGGATATCATCTAATATACTTTTCTTATTCATTTCCATCCTGTCCATTTTGAGCATGGTTCGTCAAAGGGGCATTTCTTGCAATAGGAAATTAAACCTCTTCTTGGAACAAATAGTTCTTTAGAAGATATTGTATCACACCAGTACTCAAAAGCGTCAACGTCTTCTTGTGTTATTTCATATTCAATAAATTGATGGCTATTAGATACTAGATCGATATACCCAAATTTTGTTTTACTTAATCTGCCTGGGTGTTTATTTTTAAAACCAAGATACATTGAAGTAAAATCAACTTGATACATATGTCTATGATTTGTTTTATAATTAAATAAAAATTTAATAACAAAATTATTTTCTCCATTAGAATAAATTAAATCAAATTTATCTTCAATTTTTGAATTTGAACCCGAAAAAGCAAAGTAGTCGTCGCTAATTGATATTGGTATGAATTTGGTATCAGAGTATGTTTCGTAAAATTTTAAAAGCAGTGCTGCGGCTTTAGAGGTTAAATTAGCTACATTGCCATACATGCTTTCATGTTGTTCAGTTATTATATCGTAATGGTCTGTATTTTTTGGAAACCATAATTTTTCCCACCTATTTAATAACGATGCGTACGAGGGGGTAATGCCAGCTTGTTTTTTAAACCAAAAATAATACAGAATGTTTTTAATTGTTATTTCAAATTTATTAGTGTATATATCTCTAGAATAAATTTTTTCAGAAAGCTCTTGTTTATATCTGTAGTCATATAATCTTTCACATGTTTGGAAATCTTTTATTGCAGCTACCGTTAGTTTTAACATCAATCAAAACCCTCTCCATTTAATAATTGCTGAAGATCAGAATCTTTTTCATACATTGAATCATCAGCTATTTCATATTGTTCATATATTTTCTTTTCATCATTGTACCTAACCAAAGGAGGATCATACAAAAATGCTGAACCAGTAATTCTATTTTTAGGTATTTGAAGCTGCATAACATTTTCATCTTCAGTATCGTCATTTGTTGCAAGTCTTTTTTCTGTTATAAATATTGTGACTGCACACTTTTGCTGAATAGCTAGTGAACCACCAGTATCAGATTGTTGAACAACTTCACGCTTTTCCTTCATTCTATTTGAATTTTCTTGTGCTGTAATTATTAAAACACAATTCATATCTCTAGCTAGCTTTTCTAACCTAACCATCATTTCTTCAAATTCACCCCAGCGTGGCTTTCCTTTGCCGCTACCCCTAGTGAACATTGATTGAATAGTGTCTATAATAACTACATCTGGAAGTTTGTCATTATGGCCAATTAAATCTCTTAACCAAATTTCTAAGTCTTCAAAATACGGAGTTTCTGGATCGTGTCTAACCATGAGACGATCTCCCCACTGCTTTAATTTATTAGTAAATATTTTGATATATTCTTTTTTTTGATCCTGAGTCCATTTATCGACTTCTGCATATACGTTTTTACCTATTATTTGAGTCATCAATACTCTTTCCCAGTGACCCAATGCTTCTTCAAAGTTTACGTACAAGACTCTATAGCCAGTATCTAACCAATGATTAGCTAGACATTTAGCAAACGTACTTTTACCTTTACCTGAGGGTGCAATTATTGCATGTACAGCGCCTTTAAAGAATCCACCGTCATCAGTATAGCCCATTGCTCTATTGAGCGATTTAAATTGCGTTGGCATAAAGTCAGGTACATTTAAGAGACTATCGGCTCTCCCTATAATGTCATCTGCTGTTGTCAGTTTCTCGAACGGATTATATTTAATTGAACTTTCTAAATCTTTTATTGATAATGTTAAAAGACTTATACGATCTATATCTTCTGGAGATTTATTACCTTTTTTGTTAATTAGAATTTGTAATTCTTGTAGATAATTAATTTGCTTTCTTTTATTAGCTTTATGTTTAAGAAGTTCTACAATTGATTCTTTATCTGTTGAGTTAACACTTAATATATAATCCAACATAACAGATACTCCAGCGGCACCGCCTAGTGCATCATATATATCTGTTTCTTCTGATAACCATGATCTAAAGGCAATTGGATCTACCTTTTGTAGATTAGTAGATTTATAAAAAGCTAAAAAAGCTTGATACAATTCATATACACCTTTTTCTCCATGTATCAAGCCAACAATTTCTTGTGGGAGATTTTCACTAAAGTATTCAATTGCCCCATCCTGCTTTAGGCATAGTGAGAAGGCTTGATATTCAAGTGGTGTTTCCTGGAACTGCTCTACTTCATCTAGTGTCATCAATTTTTTTGCCTTTTATTTTTCTATAAAGATCTTTTTTATATTGAGAATTTTTCTTTTTCATTTCCTGATAATACTTTGAAGATGTAATGGATTTTTTAACGCTATTTTTTTCTAGCATTGGCGTAGATCTAATTGCTTCAAGCATTCTATTATACACGCTTGTTTCAGTTAATGAATCATTGTAGCGAAATACAATAAGTGCTATTCCATTTTCTTTACACCATTCAGCTTTTTTAATATCTCTTTTTTGAGCTTCTTCAAACTCGTAGCGAGAAGGAAAAAATCTAGAAGTATAATAAAAATGTTGACGACCGTGATATTCTGCAGCTATGGCATAGCTAGGGCAATACACATCTAATCTCATTTTGTCGCCAATATGAAATTCATTAATAATTTCTTCACTAGGAAGAAGTTTTTGCATTACAGCAGTAAGTGCAGTTTGCCCTCTAGACATTTTTTTTCTAGATTGTTTCAACCAAGACAGTCCAAGTTGATTTATTCTAGAATTAACATCTGAAATAGATACGCCTAGTTCATTCGCTATTTGACTGATAGACATTGATGTTTCTAGTAGAAGATCTACTAGAAACTCAATATCATCATCACTAATGTCCTTTTTACTTTTAGACATATTTAGTTTTGTTGCGCCATTGCCTTTGTTAAACTAACGACTTTACCTGTATCTATTATAGACATATCTAAATTCTCCCAAATTTTGGACGCCAAAGCCAGACCCAATACTCCACAATCAAACAGGCAGTAATCTACACCTTCATTAAATTCAGATATCTGAGCGTATACATTATCTAGTTTGTCATAGTAGTTATGAAATGGTACATTGATAACATGACAGTTGAATCCAAAAACTCTTTGAACTATTTTTTTATCATGAAAAGACACAACTAATTTTGGTGTATTTCTTATAAAGTAATTTATAAGAGTATCATAAATTTCTTTATTGTTCAGTAAATAATATTCAAATATATTAGAATAAACATATTCTGAATTTTTATTTAAGCCTATTTTAAAGTGTTTGCCAGATTCAATATATGGGATAAGGGAGTTTGAAATGGCTTTCATTACATTTTTATCAGTATTTTTTAATGAATTAAGAACACCTTTAGCAAAGTGTGGAGGAAAAGGATTTTCACTATTTTTATTTAAAGCAACAATTGATGACTTTGGAATATTAACATAGGCAAACTTTTCTCTTTTATTCATTGCTAAACTTAATTTAGTAGTTGATTCAGTTACATTTAGTATAGTCATTTTATTTCCAATCAGATTCCAAAATTACCCCAGTCAATTAAGACTGGATTTTCGTCGACAATAGAATTTATGTGCTCGATTTGATGAAACTCTCCACCATCTAACTCTGAATATCTAGCGTGCTTTATTTTTTTATCAAGATCATTAATATAGCCAAGATGTTGCATGATTAGACTGCTGTTTAACCAATAGTTTCTTTTGTTGATCCATTCCCTAACATAAGAAGGTTCTGAGCCACATGCTAATTTTCTATTTACAAACGCGCCGTTGTCAAGAAATCTAAAAATTCTACTACTATTATTTGGTGTCCAAAGTTTATCAACTCTATATTGAGTTTCATTCCACATGTGATAAAAGCGAACATTGACTACATCAAAAGGTGAAGTTGCTAGAACATCACGTATTGGTAAGTCATTAGTATGAAATAACTTTTCATCACAATCAATTGCAATAACCCAGTCACCTACGCTGGCATATTTTTCTAAATTACTCCAGGCAAATGCTCTTAGTTGACCTTCATTTTGAGTAAACAACTGCTCCGGTGTCTGAAAAACTTCTGCATATTTTGCAGCTATCTCTGGAGTATTATCGGTAGAACAGTCATCGGTAAAAATAATTTTATCTACTTGAGTAGATAATCTTTCTAAAACTTCTTCTAAAAATCTAGAAGATTCATTGCGCCCAATCATTTGTGCGAATATCATATAATTCCAATCTTTTTTAAAGGCAGAAAGGGGGATTACTCCCCCCTTCTGCCTAACCAACAAGTACTAGACTTTAATGAGTTGTTCAGCCTACGAGCTGCTCATGAGCCTCTGCAGCCGAGATTCGCTCAATCTCAACATCTTTAATGATCAACTCACCAAGAGTGCCAACTGGGCGACGATTGCTCATTGCAATCTTCTCCGCGTCTGTCTTATTATTTGCCTTAACAACTGCAGTTGTTGTTACGGTGAAATACTTAAACTTGTTATCTGACATTGTATTGCCTTTCGTTATATTGATGGATAATTAATTGCGATATATTCTATCGCATCTTGCATTGTTGGTGCAAGCTTTGTTGCCATATATTTTAGATAAACTCTGTTCTTATTAGAGTCACAGCAAAAAACAACTGCTGGCTGATCATTGAACTTTGCCCAAGCTAGTTCAAAATCAGTACCTATATATGCGCGATCTTGTAACATGTATTCTACCAGAATGATATCCGCTCTGCGTTGCATGAATAGATTTTTTTCAACTATTTCTTCAGGAGTTTCATAATCCCTACCAATAATAGTCATTGGATCTAATACATCATAACCTGCAAGATGCAGTGCCTTGGTAGCAGACTTACGCCAAAAGCGACCGTAGTCTTCAACACCCTCAATTGCTCCTGAAAGAAATACTTTAAGCGGCATATGCTACTCCTGGCCAGTAATATTCTAGGTCATTTGGTTCATCAAAATACTGTGAATAATATCCAAAGTCTTTACGAAGAAGATTTGATCTATGTGATCTATGGAATTCTTCATTACCAAACCAAGCTGGCATTAAGATAGTCTCTGGTTCTATTTCTTCGTATTGCATATTATTATTATATCCTCTACGAACCCATTCGCGGATAGTCGTATTTTGATACAATTTTAGGGCTGACTCATAACCAGTCCACATTAACGTGACTGGATGATTTCGCCAACCTTTCGTAGGCGTTCTTTCAAGTAGAATATTAAGAACTTGAAATGTTTCAACACGTTGCTTTCCCAATCTACGATAGTCCAATACTTCTACTGACTTTTGAAAATCAGCATATGGTAAAAATGTTTGCACTTTAATCCTTTTTAAATTCAGTGAATGTTTTGTCGCCTACGCCAAAGTATTCTCTAGCTAGTCCGGAAGCTATTATAGCATCATTGAGACACTCTCCGGCTTCATTCCATACTTTTGCTAGAACTCTTCCATACTTTTCGTTCTTGTCAATTATAGTTTCTATCTTAACCTTATGATTCGCAGCTGTCAACCATTGATCAGTAAATTCTTTTGCAGCTAAGCCCATTTTCTTTTCTTCAATATTGGAAGTACGACTCTCTGGAGTATTAACTCCATAAAGGCGAACTCTACCTTTCTTCAAAACATCAAAACCAAGATCAATAACAATATCGAAGGTATCACCATCAATTGTCTTCTTGACCTCTGCATTGTAGATCCAGGGGTTTAATTTAACTTTCATATCAATCTCTTTCTATTCCTATAGTGTCACATGCTTTTCTAAATATTTCTCTACTTATTGCAAACTTTTTATCAGCTTCCCCTCCAACTGGAGAAGATTTATGCCAGCTATGCCCTATTGATACAGTCCCATCGTAAACAACATTATAGCCTCTATGTCTAGCAAAATAAGAGCACCATGTTTCCTCGTAATAGTGAGGTGTAGGTAAGAAGGCTCCCGTAGAATCTGGAAACATTTCCTTATATTCTAAGTCATTTGATAATGAATTCCAAACATCTCTGCGCACAAAATAAGCTGAACCAGATACTGTAACGCAATCAACTCTATCTCTATATAGATGATCTTCAGGATCATGCTCTCTCCAGCCGCGGTGCTTTGGCTGAGTATTCGTTCCAATTATTCCAGCGTGTGTTATATAACCATTTTCATCTCTTTGCTTTGGGCCAAGGATGTGAACTTTTTTATCCTCTTGAAAGATTTTATCTATTTCATATATAGATCTGCTATCAGCCCATATGTCAGCATTAACAAGCGCAATAGTATCCGAGTCTCCAAGTGCGGCTAATTGATTACATGCTGCGGAGTATCCAATGTTATCATTTAATTTTAATTTATCTATATGATATCTAGATTGATTAAATCTCAACCAGTCCACACTATCATCTATTGATCCATTATCTGCTATATAAAGTCTCCATTTCTTAGGAGATGCGTGCAGGTCATTGTGTAGACAATCTAATAATCTATTAAGCAGTGGTCTTGTATTGTAGTTAATTACACATATATCAATCAAATTAAACACCCTCTTCTATTAGGATTTCAAAAGCTGCTTCTGGACTAATTCCAAAATCAACAAATGTTAAAAACTTATCTTCTACTAAATACATTATTTCATGATCATAAAATTCTTTAAGCCTATTTAAATATTGGGCTAATGATGGTCCAGTAATTTTTTCTTTAATAGATTTATTAGACATAAATTTAATAGATACAAAACCTATAACTAAAGAAGTAATAATTACTTTTTTAATAGTATTATTTATTGCCATTCGTCGTACTCTTCTTCTCCGCCATCATAATAAGTTTCCTGAACCTGTAATCTAATTGAGTCAGCTACGTCTTTATAGTATTGAATGTACTCTTCCTCAGCATCCATGGAAACAAAGTCATATGTTTCTGCTATATGTAGGGCAATATCGCTATCAAAAACAAGGCACACTTGGCCTGGAAGTAGTTTTGCTATATGCTTTTTCTTAATACCTTTACTCATTTTCCTTTTCCTTATTTATTTTATGCAAACAGATGTTATTGGTATCTGGCTCAAAAGTTATAAAAAATATATTCTTTTTAGAAATATCTATACCTTCTGGCGGTGGACTTTCATCTGCTATTTTCTTAGAAGAGCAACCATATACTTGGCTGTGATCTTCATAGACTACAATATAATTAAGCTTTGATGCTGGCATTTGTCACTTCTATCACTTGTTTTGAGTTTTCAACTAGAAAACTTTTTACTTTTTCCCAATCTAAATAATTATTATCTTTAATATAATAGATTTTTTCTACTGTTGAATTAGCTATTAGCTTAGCGCAAGAAAAGCACGGGGGGCCATTTATATATATTTTTTTTGGTCTAGCTGAATAATCCGAATGTAGGAATGCATTCGCTTCTGCGTGGATTGCTATACAATTGTCATACATAGATCCATTTGGTGAATTATCGGTAACTCTTGGACATCCTCCATCACTACAGTGTACCATATTTTTTGGTCCACCGTTATATCCTACTCCGACAATGTGACCGTATTCATCGACCAGTATTGCAGCGTATTTTCTTTTAGAGCAGGTTGAGAAAATTTCTGACATAGATATACACATTTGTATATACTGAATATCTTTTTTCTTTAGATCCATAATATTACTAATCCAGAACATAAACCAAAAATTACCGATAACAAAATAGCAGCGTATTTCTGTCTACCTTTTGATAGTGTTTGATTTAAAATTTGAATTGAAATGCACCAATTTAATAATAGTGAAAAAATAAATAACTTTAAAATTTCCATATTACTTCTTCAATAGTAAAGTTAGCGATACTGGAAATTTATCAATAGATAAATCCATTACTGCTTTGGCATATAGTTGTATTTCTTTTTGCGCGTCTTCTTCTAGTCTTTGTTGCAAGAACAGGGCTAATGATTGAAGACTGCAAGACCACCTATAGATTACATGCATGCCGTAAGCTGGCAAGAACAATCTAGCTTGCTCTGGTGCCACTCCAGTTTCCATGGCCATTGCATAAAGTGCCTCGCCCTGCTTAATATAATCTACAAGTTCTTGAGTTAGCAGTGAACCTGTCCATGGGTCTATTGGACCACCAGAGCCTTGCTTGCGATTATCTGGAGCAAGTCTCCAACTGTCTTTGTCTGGAATGTAAAATTCAGGATCCACAGTAATGTATCTACGACTAGATTCATTCCATGAGTCCATTGTATGATCTGATCCGACTACATACTTCCAATGCTGTCTAGCTACCATAAGTGGGGCTTTAAATTCAAATGTAAGAAAAGCGTGCCGAAAAGGTGACATATGATTTTCTCTAGCTAAAAATTCGATTAATCTAGCATCGGCAGTTGTCATTTCTGTAGATTCTTTAGCAAAAGAAGCTCTTGCTGCGTTTGCTACAGAAAGATCTGAACCCATATAATCAACTAATCTAACATAACCATTTTCTAAAACTTTTATTATATCTATCGATTCAGGTGTCTGTTCCATCTTCGTAGTCATTGTAGTTTCCTTCATCTCCATCTTCATCTTCTAGAAGAATTACATTTATATCTGCGTAATATTCTATCATACATTCATTAAAATCCTCAGAAATTTTATATAAAGAGCCTAGTAAATCAAAACATTCTTCGTTAAATGATTCTTCAACTTCTTTGCCGCGAACCATAGAAGAAAGTATTTCAGAAATGTATGATATTGCATCTCCGAGAGATTGTTGTAATAAAATTAATTCTTTAATTCCTAAATTAATTTCATTTTCAAAATCTTTTGATACCTCTTGTAAATCTTCAGATTTTATTATTTCATTAAATATTTTTTCAAAATCTTCGTTATCAAATTCATCTTTTTCCATTATGGTATCACTTAATTGGGCAAGCCCCGCCCTCACACTCTAAGCTATCTATTAAGTCGCTAGAGCCTGAGTCTGTAAAGGATACGTCATTTTTAATTTTTGAATAAAGTTTGATATACGTTTCTTCTGTAATTTCTTCATATGGAGCAAGATTAAAACCATGATCACTATGCAGCAGAAATGAAACTGATTTAACTTTATTCTTGTAGTTTTTCTTCATCCATTCCTGAATTTCAGGCAGTTCTTCTTTTCTATAATATACGGTCACGCTAACATTATTATCTGCCCATGTAGACTGGGCTTTTACAACCCATTCTAGCTGTTGTATAGCAGTTAGATTTGCAGCTAATGTTGCATGTTTTGGTGTCATGCAAGGGAATTCAACCACGCAAATTGTATGATTTTCTTTTCCATCTAGACCAACATCATATTGTACCTTGTAACCTTTTTCTCTACAGTAATTAACAAGTGGATCATTACTACCCATTCTAACTCTTCTAATATAAAATTTTGCATATGCTGGGTGAATACCAGGAGTAACACCAGCTAGTAAGCTTAGTGTTCCACTTGGTTTTACTGTAGTTAGTTTAATTGATTCATTAATTCCATTATTTTTTGACCAGGTCTTGTCAAACTCTTTTAAGTTTTTATAACAGTCGTCAACCCATGACAGTTGCTCCTCAGTAGCCTGTAACCATCCAGTAACACCTTGGCCTAATCTTCTGTTTCTTTCTATAACGTCTTGACTCTTTTTGTAGGGATATGCTAATTTTGTTATTGCTTTTTGCGTTTTATATAGAAGTGTACTTATGTCAAGTAGTTCTTCTTTAGAAGAAATATTTGGAAGAAATATTTCAGCTAGATTACATGGTTCTCCATCTTCTAAGCCAATCTCACCACATGGATTTGTTCCTATTACTCGTGAATCATTAATCTTTTCACCTAGTCGACCGTTCTTTCTTATTAGATTTCTATTGATAAGACCATATGGTTCTCCTGAACCATCGTAACCTTTCCAAAACTCGTCAATTATTTCCTCATAGGCGTCTGCGTATACTGAGTTGTTAGAGTTAGCTCTCCAAGCAGGAATGTCACCCTTGCCCCAATTTTTAGCTCGTAAGAACAAGAAGTCATCTGGGTCACCAATAGCTATTTGAGCAGAACGTCTAGCAGATCCAGCTACAACTATCTTTCCAATTATATTGGCTATGTCTAGGGCGTCGATTGACCTAATCTTTTTGCCAACCCTAGAATCTAGAATGTCGCATATGTTCTTAATACCTTCTATCAGTACTTCTGGACCGGAAGCTGTTCCTCCAAAAGTTTTCAATGGTGCACCAAAACCTCTAATTAAAATTGTACTATAAGAGAAAGATTCTCCCGTTTCAAAATAGCTATTTAAAACTTTGCCAAGCAGTGAGGACCAGCCTTTTCTTGAATCAGGTACGATAAAGTCGGCGTCATTTGCTTTTATGTGTTCAATTTTATTTACATATTTTACTTTTGGAAAATCATGAACATTTGCTCTTTCGACAGTGAAACCTACCCCACCACCAACCATAAGGTGATCCATTAAAAATTGAAAATCATCTACTTTTGATATTGTTGTCATCCAACAATTGACCAATGATACTCCACTCATTTTCTCCACTAATGGAGTACCTAGCTGCCAGAGACATCTCCCTGCAAAGATTCCTTTTAAGTTAAAGATATAATCAAATAATCTTTCCGCTTCAGCTTCGGTATATCCAGCGCCTATATCCTGTGCGCCATTAATACAGCGAGCTACTGTCTCATGCCAGTACTCTTTTCTACCCAATTCTTCAATGTCTCTAGAGTAAGTTCTTCTATAAACAATTTCACCCAATCCATTAAATCCCCAAGGTGCAAGCTTATTGGCGTAAGATGTGACGAATTCGTGAGAAAGAATTTTAGTTTTCATTTTTAGCTCCTGTAGTTTGTTCTATTAGTTTAATATGCTTAGAATTAATTTTATTTATTTCTGATAGTTTGATTTTTTCTATTTGATCAAAACTATATATTTTATGTATTTCTTTTTCAAAGAAGTATCCACTTCTCCAATTGAATACTTTATCTATATTTAGTTTGTAATTTACAAAAACATTGCAAATAACAGCACCACCATACACCTTAACAAGGTTAGATAATTTTTCTTTAATATCATTATTTATAACTTGCTCACTACCGTAATCGTCAGCGCATTTTTCGTATAACCAATTAAATGCTTGACGTGTCATGGGAAATAAGTCCACCCTATCTATAACTCCCATTTTAATTAACTTATTTCTTTTTTCAATTATTTTAATATCTTCTTTTAAAACATCTATAAAAAGATCAAACCAATCATGTTGATTAAATTGTCTCCACCCAGTACACCAAAACAATAAATTACTTGCAGGATCTGGAATAGGGGTTTTCTCACTATATGGAAGCAGGACTGCGCATGCGACGGCTTTTTTTAAATGCTCTTTAGCGATTTGCTCATCTTTATATTTAGAAATTGAATTCTTCCATAAAGCTGTTATGTGTTCAGTCCAGTCTATATCGGCAACATACAGTTTTAGATATTTTTGTGCAAGATCCATCGGAAGAGATCTATCTTGTGCTACTTTTTTCAACTCATCTAAAGACATCCAAAATCCTTTATAACTGTAGATAAAATCATTAAAAGGTATAAACTTGCCCAGAGAAGAAGATAGCCCCGCCGAATGGCGGGGCCTCTCCCACTTCACTGGTTGCGGTATAGTATACCACAATTGTGTCGAATTACTTCAGCGTAGCTGCGCTATCTGCGTCACCAATCTTTGTTGCAACAAAACCTTTGATTACGCTAATGCCCGCTGCAACAGCAGCAGTGGCTGCGGACTTCAGTTCATCAACTCCACCAACAGTATACACTGCAATGAAAGCTTGAGCTGCTGTCCAAATTGCTCTTTCAATAATATCTTTATGTAATTTAGTCATCTAGCAATCCTTTTCTATATCAAATTTTTTCTAATTAGCTTCTCTATAAGAAGATGAAAAGTTAAACCTAGCCACACTCCTGTGAAAATACTACCTGTTATTTTTTTTTCAGTTAATCTCCAAAATGATCTTGTTAATGTTTCGATCTTTTTGGACTTTATTGCATATATATCGTATGCAATAATCGCCAATGCAAGACCGCCCCAGGCAACAGTGCCACTTTTCTTTTCCTGCTTATCGAGAATAAGAGGGGCGGCTAACGCATCAGAGAGCTTGAGCCGAAGGTACTCCGTACCATTCTTGGACTTTTTCACGACCATAATCTCCAGTTGTATTTGCTTGACCATAACCACTAGTAAATACTACAGTACTAGTTACGCCCTGAAATTCAGCGGGCTTAAACACACCAAATGATGATGGTGCTCCACCGGCTTCGGTTCTGGGACCATGTCCTGTGTTAGCAAATACGTTAGCTGATGTAACACCGTCAAAGATATAATTATTGTAGAGTGAGTATTCTGTATCAGCTCTTGATGCATGACCGAAATCAGCAGGAAATGCCTTAGCGCCAGTGATGCCCTTGTACTCTAGTGGCTTAAATCTAGCTCCATCATAGGTTGCGCTACCATCGGGGAAAGTCCCTGAAAGAGGGTGAACATACAATGTAGTTCCATTAAAGACCTGAGAAAGGAATCTATTGCCTGGGAATTCACCGGTACCAGGAGCAAAGTGATTATCTGGAGCACCGTCTAAAACATGGCTGGTGCTGTATAGTGGATAGAAGGAATATGTGCCAGTACCTTTGGCTTTTCCTGTCATTGATGTGTATGGGTTGACCATACCAGCAGTGGTTCTACCCTTTAATACTGGTCTTGGTCCTACGTAAAAAGTGGCCATTTTTTTTCTCCTTATAAGAATTGGATATTATAATAGTAATTTTAGTTTAAAGATTTTTAACTACTCATATTGAATTATTAAATCACTTAATACTGGAGCAGTTTTATC